ATCTCATGGCGGGCGCTTGTCACTGACCATAGACCACTCACCCCGATCCTAAAACCCAGGGCGATGATCTGACCCTCAGCCGCGACCGTTGGATCGCCTGGCATCGTGATGCTGAGGGTATCATCCCCGCGCTTAAACTCATCGAGCTTGGCCTTAGCGGCTTTCTCAGCCTCGGCCTTGGTGGAGTGGACGTGGCGCAAGCGCTTGACCGGCGATCCCTCGCCAGCGGTCACGGTCTCTTTCTGGCCGCTCTCCTCATTGTGCCAGTGGGCCTCCACCGCCTGGAAGTTGCCACGGCTGGCCAGGGTCATGGACCAGCGCAGCTCACCGCTTTTGGTGATCGGGCGCGGGATCATCTGGAGGCCGCTGGCGGTCTTGCCCTCACCTTTACCTATAAAGAGGAGCGCCTGGCCTTTGACGGTGGCGATGGCGTCATGATCCTTGGCGATCCTGGTGAGAAAGTTGATGTCGCTCTCATCGGTCTGATCGAGGTGCTCATATAGAAAGGGCTTGAGCGCCTCGGCCACCTTGGGCTCTAGGCCATGCTCTCCCGCGATGGTGCCCACAATATCCTCGATGGTCTTATCATCCCAGTTGCGGGTCTTTTGTTCCTTGATCGATCCGCCCAGGTTCACGGCCTTACCGCGAATAGTGATCCGATCTGGCGGGCCTTTGGCCACCACCTCATCCGCTGTGAAAACGCCCATAGGCGCAAGGAATGTCTCTTTATACCCCATGAACACAATGAGCGGCGCACCAGGCAAGGGGAGCTCGATGGCGTTGTCGCGATCATCGAGAGTGATCTCCACCGTGTCAGACTTAAAGCCCGCCTGATCGCTCACCACCAGGCTGAGGAGGCGATCCTCGATCTGGCTGGTGATGTTGATGCCCGCTGCGATCACTTTGAAATCAGGGGTCATGCGATCAATCCCAGAGCCGAATTGTGGGTTTCTCCTGGGCGGTCTCCTCGACCGCTGGGAGCTCGATGAGGATGCCAGAGCTCAGGACCGGCCCATGCGCCGCCAGCCCAGGGTTGGCGGCTAGGACCTCCTCGACACTATAAGGGGCATCGCCGTAGTGCTTGGCGCATACCTGATCCAGGACATCGCCATCCTTGGTGCGATAGATCATGTCAGCCTCGCCATCGTTGAAAGCGCCGCAAGAGCAAGGCCAAAGCCACCAAAGCCCCCCTCATCGCCGCCATATTCCTTGAGCGTGATCGAGAAAGTGATCACGCGGGGCGCGCCATCGGCCTCCAGCTCGCTCTTAGTCTCCTCGATCTTGAGGATCACCCAATCGCCCAGAACAAAGCCGCCATAGCCCTCCAGGAGCACTAGAGGCTTGCCGCGATCCGCTTGGGCGCGCATGAGATCGAGCTGGCCATATCCGCCTTTCCAGTGGGGCAGGATTTCACCTGAGAGGGTGATCTGATCGGCACCAGGCCCCACGAATTGCTGGCCAGGCTTGCACCCGATCCGGTCTTGCTGTTTCCAGCGATAGGTCGAAACCCGCTTGAGCTGTTGATAGGCGGCGGTGTCCAGCATGAACGGATAAGCGCCGAGCATCATCATCACCTTAGTCATGCAAAAGCCCTCTCATTGCCGCCATCGCGCGCTCCTCAGCATCCATCAACTCGGCGCGCACGGTCGCCCGCACCTCCTCGACATCCACACCAGGCGCAAAGCTCAGAGGCATATTGTATTGAGGCGAAAGCGAGATCGGCCCCCGTTGCATTGCCGCGCCACCCGCCGCCGCGACCGATGCCAAGGCGGGCACGGGCGATGGTCCAGCACCGCCCATGTTGATCCCCTGGATCACGTCACGGGTTCGGGTTGCCATGTCCAGCATGCCCCTCAGAGCACGGTTGTGCGCAATGAAACCGCCCTCGGTGCGATACTCCAGCTCAGGGCCTTGCTCACCGGTCAGGAGCCAGCCAGGGCGGAATGAGCCACCACTGGCCCGCGCTTGGATGGCCGGTGCCGATGCGCCCAAGGCAACATTCACCCGCGCATTGCCTGGCAAAGCATTGCGGATGGTGGCCGCGATCTGATTAGCAGCGGCGCGGACCGCGCCGATCTGGGAGGTCAGGCCGCTGGCAATAGATTGGGCGATCCGCGCGCCCTCGCTTGTCATGTCCACTGTTTTGATGGCGGCTGACATATCGGCAAGGATGGCCTGGACCGCAATGAGCACCTCATTGGCCGCTACGGTGATGGCTGGAAAGCGCGTTTCCAGCTCATTTGCCGCCTGAGCCGCCTGCAATAGCGTTTCTGGGTTTGCGATGTCGGCAGGCGATGAGGAGCGGGCGCTTTCGATCTCGCGCAAGAGCTCCAGCATCTCAGCCGCGCGCTCTACATCATAGGACCAATTCCAGGCACCCTCCTCGGTGGCAACCTTGGCGGCGAGCTGGTCTTGCATGGTCTCGATGTCGAGAAGGCCTTGGCGGTATTGCTCCACCATCTCGATGCCCTCATCCCATTGGCCGAAAGTGGTGGTCGCGCGGTTTTCCAGGCGCACATCCAGTGCCTCACCAGCGTCAGTAAACATGGCTTTGAGATCGGGGAGATCGGGAATGATAGCGCCCCAATCCCAATCTGGGAGCACGTCAGACCAAGAGAAGCTCAGCCAGTTGCGAATATCGAGCGCGGCGATGATGTCGGTCCATTCAAAGCCCTCGACCCAATCGCCCAGGCTCAGCTTTTCCGATACCCATTGCCCCCACGAAAACGGGTTGAGCCAGTCGGCCCAATCAAGGACGCCATCGATCACGCTGGACCACTCAAAGCCAGGGATGAACTCCAGCCACCGGATTGGTAGGAGCCATGTAGCCCAATCCAAAGCGGTCAGGACGTTTTCCCACGTAAACACGGCCACAATGCCATCCCACGAAAAGGCGGGGATGTATGAGCTCCACTCGATGCTGGTGATGCCATCCCAGACCTTGCTCGCCGTGCCGCTGACAAAGGATGTCACACCCGCCCAGGCTCCAGCCAGGTCCTCAGATTTCACAATGCCCAGCCAAGAGAGCGGGCTCAGCGCATCCCAAAGAGTGCCAAGGACGGAACCAAGGAAACCACGAATGCCCGCCCAGGCATTGCGCAGGCCATCGAGGGTGAGAAGGCTCGACCAATCGAAACCAACAATGCCGCTCACCGCGCCACCGATCCAGTCGATGGCCGCATTGAACGCGCTCACCACTTGCCCCCAAAGGTTCTGGAAAAAGGCCGAGATCGGCTCCCAATACTGATAGATCAGGTATGCCGCACCCGCGATGCCCATGATGATCGCGCCGATAGGGTTTGCAATGAGCGCACGGCCAATCCAAAGGATCGCCTTGCCCACCATTGGGAGCACGGCGCGGCCAAGCCACAAAAGCCATTTGCCAGCACCAGCCACCCACTTGCCGAGCTTGAACACGCCCAAGCCGAGGCGCACGGCCCCATAGCTCATCATGGCCCACCCACTCACCAAGGCTGAGGCTCCCAGGAGCAAGGGGGCAATGATCGCGGCCAAGGTGCCCAGACCCACGACCACCGCGCCGATCCCCGTGACCAGCTCAGGGTTGGCATCGATCCAGTTGAAAGCCGAGGTGATGAAAGCATCAATGTAGGGCGTCAAACGCTGGACCACTGGGAGGAGGCGCTCGCCAATCATTTGCTGGAGCACGTTCATGCGCTGAGACATCAGCACCATCGCCGCATCCCAGTTATTGTCAGCCGCGCGAGCCATCTCCTCGGTGAACTCAGCGCCACGGCCAGCCGCCTCATCCAAAGCCTCAGAATTGGCGCGCACCGCCGCCTCCTGGCCATAGAGCGCGTTGATCATTTTCATGGCCTCATCGGTGCCAAAGGCCTCTTTGATCTCAGCCGCCTCAAATGCATCGAGCGTCTCGCCATAGCGCGCTTGCAGATCGGCAAGGATGTCGGGCATCTCGCGCAAGGCACCATTCTCATCGAGGACGCGCACCCGCACGGGCCGATCCGCTGAGATCGCCATATCGCCAAAGGCCTCATGCGCGCGGGCGGCATTGGTCGCAAAGGCGCGCAGGGCGGTGCCAGCCTCACCGGCTTGCATGGTCTGTTGCATCATGCCCAGGAGTGCGAGTTGCTCGGTCATTTGCATGCCGAGATTGACCGCGCCAGAGCCCGCGCTTTCGATGGCCTGTTGCATGGCCGCGCCATCGGTCTTGAATTGCTGGACAGACGCGGAAAGGGCCGCGCCGAACATATTGCCAAAATCGGCATCGCTCATGATGGCATATTGGTCTTTGAAAATGCCGTAAGATGTAGCGAAAAGGCTGGTCATTTGCTCTGGCACACCGCGTGTCGCTTTTGCGGTCACCATTGCGGCGGCGGTCATATCTGCGACACCCTGATCGGTGAGTGAGCTGATACCAGACCGGATGTCATAGGCGGCGCGCACAAAGGCATCAGCAGTCACACCCGCCAGCTCATTTTGCATCTCGCGACCACGGCGCACCACCAGATCGAGGTCTTGCACCCCAAGCGTTGCCAGCTCGCCCTTGGCGCGCTCCACATCGCGGATGCTATCGGTGAAGCCGGTGACCATCCGGCGCGCGCCCTCGGCGATCACACCAGCGGCGGCACCGCCTCCAGCCAGTTTCATGGAAAGGGCAAGCTGGCGGTTCATGCGCTCGCTTGCCCGTGCAATCGTGCCCTCCACATCCCGCAACGGGGCGGTGAGCTGATCACCAAGGCGCACAAAGACTGAGAGATCAATATCGCGGATCATTGGGCTTTGCGTTCCTTTTCCAGATAGTCCTTTGCGGCCTCGAACTCATCGAGGAGCTCCTCCACTGGCATCCGGTCCATCTCAGAGGGTTGCCAGTGAAAATGCCGCGCCATGAATAGTGTGACGGGGCGTAGCTTTACGGGGTCTGGTCCCCCGATACGCCCATAAACTCCCCCACCTTGTCACTCACCGCCTTGAAATCCTCGGTGTCGAGCTCCTCGATCACGGCGGGCGTGACCTCGGCCAGATCGGCCATCATGTGGATGGATTTCTCCATATCATCCTTGTGCTTTTGCGCCTTTTTCATGTCGCGCATTTTGGGGCGGCGGATGGTGATCTCGGTGTATTCCTCGCCCTGGTGGGTGAAGGGATATTGCAGGGTGATAGTCTCTTTGGTCATGCGATGCCCTCGCTTTGCAGTGTTAGAAAAAGGCCCCCAATCGTGGCGCATGGCGCTCAGGATCGGGGGCTAGTCGGCGGTAAGCCTGGCGGTGTTAGCGCCCGATATTCGCCCGATGCTCGGCCAAGAGGTCCTTGCCCTTGACGCGGAAAATCATGTTTTCCTGGTCAATCTCAAAGAGCTCGACGCCATCGCGCTCGCGCTTGTAGTAACGCAAGCTCAGGTCCAGCTTGAGCGGGACGTTTTCACCGTCTTTCCACTCGCCCTCATCGATCACCTTGACGAAACCGCGCATCGTGACCGAGTGCGCATGTGTGGTCCCGTCACCGTCCTCGGTGGAGCCCTTGCAGGTGAAGGGGATCAGCGAGCCCTCGGTGATGTCCAGCGTCTCATAGAGATGCGGGTCAAAGCCCTCGAAGGTCATTTTGCACATCAGCGCATTGGCCAGGCGCGCCATGCGCACCTCGATGGGGCCAGCCATGCCCGCCGCCGTGAAATCGCGGGTTGCGACCTCGATCTTGGGCACCTCCACCGCCGAGGCCACACCGGCAAAGCCGTAGCCATCGACAAAGGCATTCATGAATTTCAGAAGATCACGCATTGGAATAAGCCCTCCTTAGGCCGTTGGCAGGACCTCAGACAGGTAGCCATTGTTGATCATGGAACGGAAAGTGATGTGCTCGGCGGTGGGCGTTTCCACCCAGTCATAGTCAAAGTAGACCTTGCCAGCCTCAAGCGCCTCAGGCGTGTTGAGATCGGGATCGGCCCAGCATTTGAAGCCCACCAAGGCACCCACGGTGATCATGCGCCGCCCGTAAGCGTTCACGCCCTCGATCACGTCCTCGAAATAGGTGCGATCCGCATTGCGATCCACCGCCCAGAAATGGGCTTGCATGATGCTCTCATTGATCATGTCAGCCACGCGGCGGCGCTTGAGCATTGCCCACTTGGGATCAGCGCTCAGGGTGCGGTTGCCCCAAAGGCGGTAGCCATCACGCTGGATGATGGTGGTGACCTCATTCTCATTGAGAATGTTGGCCCGCGATGTCGCGTCACCCAGGGTGAAATCGATGGCACGGGCGGTGCCGGTGATCCCATCGATCAGGCGGTTGGATGGCGAGTGCCAGAAACCACGCTCAGCATCGGACTTGGCGATCACACCAGCCACGCGGGCGGATGCAGGGCGCACGATCTCGGTGCTTGTCGCGGTATCCCAGACCTTGACCCAAGGATCTACCAGATAGACGCGATCAGAACCGAAATTTTCACGGTAGGTGATGGCGTCCGCATCGGTCGAGTTGGGGCCATCCGCGATGATCACGGCGCGCAGCTTGGTGGCAATCGAGACCAGCTCAGAGACCACGGCTTGCTCCTGAGAGAACTCAGGGACCACGATGATGCGGGGCGCAACCTTGACCACGCTCTCAGCGGCCAGGAGCACTTGCAAGCCCTCAGGTTGGCCGGTCACATCGTCGGTGCCGCCGATGATATTGCTCAGCGTGGCGGCATCGTCAGCGCCTTCCTCGACGCGGATCACGACCACAACGGCCCCAACCTGGTCAAAGATGTCATCGATGGCCGGTGCCAGGGTGCCAGCGGCTCCCAGGCCAGCGGCATCAGAGCGCTTGCCAGCCACAAGAACCGGCGTATTCAGCGGGAACTTGGCGGCATCGGCATCGGGGGCGGTGCCCACCAAGCCAATGACCGAGGAGCGCACGGTGCGGATTGGGCGCGTTCCGGTGTCGATCTCGACAACCTCGACGCCGTGGAGAAATTGCTCAGGCATTAGGAACCTCCATTGATCAGAGCAAGGGCCTCATTGAAGGCCGTTTCAGCCTGGGCCTTTGCAGCCCCAAGCACGGTGGAAATTTGGGTTTCGATGTCGGGCGCATCATCTGGGATAAGGGCGATGCCAGCCCCAGCCTCGGCCTCAAGCGCACCGATCAGGAGCGCAATCTGACGATAGGCGGCGGATTGGGCGTTGATCTGCCCGATCAGGCCCGTGCGGTTGGTGCCGCGCGCTTTGGCCTCGCGGCTCAGGAGGTCAAGCTCAGCCTCAGAGGCGCTCGCCGGATCGCGGGCGATCTCCTCTTTAATCCGATATTCGGCCAGCTTTCCCGCTGATTTTGTGGCAAGTTTTGAGCGGTATCGCTCGGCGGTGGCTGAGACTTCCAACTGAGCGGCTTTCTTGACCCCCTCGCCAATCGCAGAGGCGCTAAAACCGGCCTCCAAAGCCAATTCGACAGTTGCATTCTCAATGGTGCGGCCATTTTCGGTAACTTGAAACATTCCGGTCTCCTTAAATTGAAACATTTGCGAGGATGTTGGCGGGATGGCCGTCGGCATGACGGACAACGGTGATCAAATCGGCCCATTC